GTACAGGTGCTAGTGACATTATAGCTCTTTGGTAAAAGTATGGCACTAGGAATTGCAATAGCGAACGGTATACCATTTATTGTTAATATTCAACAACAATAAAACAACATGCAAGTAAGACAAGAAATGTACGATGATAATGGACTCTTTGAGGTTAATTTTATAGAAATAGAAGGACCAACATTAGAGGAGCAAATTGCGGAAAAGGAAGCTTTACTATTAAAAGTATACGATGAACTCAATGCTTTAAAAGGGATCTAATAGAAATGAAAACAAGTCTTTTATTAAAACTTTCTGCAGGATTTATGACATCACTTTTGGTTTTTTATTCTCCAATTTATGCAACCCTATTGGTTGTATTTTTAATAATAACAATTAGATTTAATCTTGATATTCTTATTGTTTATAAATCAAACAAAAGCAGAGGTACAAAGTGTGAAATGTACAAGGATTCTGGACATAATTTCTTTAAATTCGCAATTTCTTATCTTGCTATTTTAGTATTAATTTATCCCACAGATGTTCATTTACTAGCTTTTTTTGGATCTAAGCATTTTATTGTCACCAGATTTGCAGCATTACTTATAACAGTTTACGAGGCTATTATAATAGATATTAGATTTAAAATGCTTACAGGTAAAAGTTTGTCAAAAAGAGCAATGGAGTCGATATCTATTTTAACAAAATTAAAAAATATTAAAAATAATTTAGAAAAATAAATATATATATAAATTTATAAACCCACAGTAAAATGTGGGTTTTTTTTGTTTTATAAATATTTAATTTAAAGCATTATCTTTGTAATTAAATTAGTAATCTAAATGGCAAGAATAAGCACATACCCATTAGACCAGGAAATAAAAGGAGACGATAAATGGATTGGGTCGGACACTCAGTCTTTTGGTGCTACTAAAAACTTTACCGTTGATAAGGTTGCTGCGTATTTGAATTCTTCTGCTAGTATTCAATCTCAACATCTTAGGTATACTTATCAGGATGTTTTGGTTGGGGAAGATAGAGAGCCTAGTACAATTTCATTTAATTCATCAATAGGTAATACTGTTCCTTTTTCAAGTATTAGCACTTGGATGCTTAGTATGTATTCAAATTCTTCTGATGTTCATACATTTTATACAAATCCATTAATTGGATCGTATGTCATTGTAACTGATGCAGAGAATATTTCAAATTGGGCTATATATTTATGGAATAGTTCCGTTCAAGATGTTAGTGAGTTAGATTTTTATAATATAGGCTTAACGCACATGGGGTCTTCTGGGGGTCTTGTCGATGGTAAGGATTACCTTATATCGCTTTTTCAGGCTGATTCAGTAATACCAATTGAAGGAGATAAAAATTTTGTGTATATTCAAAATGCAGCTTCTTCTACTTGGGTTATACCTCATAACTTAAACAAGTATTGTTCTGTTAGCGTTGTTGATTCTGCTGGAACGTCTGTATTTGGGAATGTAACATATGATGATTTGGATCAGTGTACTATTTCATTTACATCTCAATTTTCAGGACAAGCATTTTGCAATTAAAAAAAAATAAGTAAAAAAAATAAATTATGGCTATTAAATATTTAAACAATATATCCTTAGAGGGGAATCAGATACAGAATGTATCCCTTCAACAGCTTGGATCTGATCCTTCAGGATACCTTGGTCAGATAATTATGAACACTACAAGTAATACTGTTAAGTATTATAATGGCTCAGCATGGATAGAGCTTACTGGTGGAGGCGGTGGAACGGTAACTAGTGTTGATGGTGGATCAAGTACATTTGTTAGTATTGCAGGTGGACCGATAACATCTTCTGGTACTCTTACGGCTTCTTTGAGTGCAACTGGGTCTCCAAGTTCATCTACCTTTTTAAGAGGTGACAATACATGGGCAGCTGTCAACAGTTACTCTGGATGGACATTGACTGGTAGTGCTGGGTCTCCTCAATCGATTAATTCAGGAGATACTGTAACAATTGCTAGTGGTACGTATATAACTACTACAGCAAGTGCTACTGACACATTAACTGTTGATCACAATACTACATCTAGATCTGACACAACATCGTCTGCATCGCCATCATCAGGTGGAACATTTACTGCTGTTGATAGCGTTACAACTAACTCAACTGGTCACTTAACATCTTTAAACTTAAAGACTGTTACTATGCCAGCAAATACACCTCAAACAGTAACTCTTACTGGTGATGTAACGGGAACAGGAACTACTTCAATTGCTACAACAATATCAGCAGGAGCAGTTGACTTTTCAATGATTAACCCAGCAGCTGTAATCACTTCATCAGAAGGTATAGCTGGTAACGATGTTAATACCGCATTACCTACATCGGCAGCGGTAAAAGCTTATGTTGATTCTTCAGTAGCTGGTGGATTAGTTTATCAAGGAGGATACAATGCAGCCACTAACACACCTAATCTTGATTCCACTCCAATTACAGGTATCAAAAAAGGTTGGACATATACAGTAACGGTAGATGGTTTATTCTTTACTGAGCAAGTTAGAATTGGTGACGTAATAATTGCTGAGATTGATTCTCCAACAGTATTAGCTGATTGGACAACTATTCAAAATAATATTGATTTAGCTTCATTATCTGTTGTTGGGATTGGTAATGTAAATTCAGGAACAGGAACAAATGTTTCTTACAGCAGTGGAACTGCTACCGTAACAAATACTGACTTAGGTTCTTCTCAGTCTATATTTAAAAATGTTGCGGTATCTGGTCAGTCTACTGTTGTTGCTGATAATAATAATGATACATTAACATTTGCAGCAGGGTCAGGTTTAGCTATAACGACAAATGCAGCAACTGATACAGTTACAATATCGCAATCTGGAACTAGCACCACAACATCATACGCAACCACAATATCTGTAAGCGGAACTATTACTTATTCATTTACAGCGTCTACGGCAAATGATGTAATGATACAGCTTGTTGATACTGTTACGGGAGAAACTGTTTATGCTGATGTCTCTAGAACTTCTACAACACAAGCTTCTATAACATTTGCTTCAGCTCCAACAAATCCAATTAGGGTGCTAGCTCAAAAAATAGCGTAATGTATGAAGTTCAAAAGTGATATAGAGGTACAGTCTGGCATAAAAGCTACCAACGGTAATCTTAGCTTTACTGGAACTTCACTATATGCTGGTAACGCAGATGCTACAGCATTTGATTATACTCCAGCAGACGGTATTAGTTCAATAACAGATTTACCTATAATAGAGAGTGGTTGGGTCTCTAGTTTTAAATATAATGGGCAAACTTTAGAAGGGTGTACTGCTGGAGAGTCTATAACAAAAGGACAACTACTTTATCTGAGATCAAACGGGAGTTGGAATATAGCAAATGCAAGATTCACAGCATCCTCTACCCAACTATTAGGTATTGCATTAGATACAGTAAGTGCAGCAGGAACATTTGCAGTATTACTAGATGGAATTATAATAACAGCAGAACATAGACAAGCAGGATCAGCAACCCCAGGTTTACCTTTATATGCACAAACATCCACTGCAGGTACGGCTGGGGATGTTACAGAAACTGCACCAACATCAGCTGGAGAGGTTGTTAGATTAATAGGACACAATATTTCAGACATTACTGGGGGTGTGATAATAAGATTCCAACCAGATAACACTTGGATTGAAATATAAAATAAACAATTATGAAAATTTCGGGCATTGATCCAAATAAATTTGAACAAATTGCAGTAGAGTTAATGGATGATTTAACTATTAATTTTTATGCACCTAATGCTATGTCAATCAACAGCATTACTAACGTATTAAATACTCCTACAATTACAATTACAGTAGGAGGACAAAGCTACACTTTAGGTAATGATATAGCTTCGGGTTCTCAAATAGAAATAACTGCAAGTACGGCATCAGTAATTAAATTGAACATAACAAACTCTTAAAAAATGGGGTTATTTGGAATAACATATTTAAAAGCTAGAGCAGCAGCTGCTGCTGCATCTGTTGGAGCAAAACTTTTAAAAACTGGACAGACAACTTCATCCATAACTGGGGATGATGGAGATTTGCAAAGCGGTAGAGCAACAGACTTTTTTACACTTGCAAGTAACAACCCTTTTGGAAATACATATAGGTTCACAGGTACTACAGGCTCAAATACTACAATACCAAATAATATTGTTTTAGATTGGACTACTTATGATGGTGAAACCGTTTTAGGTTATGGATATTTTATTGGTGGTAGAAGTCGTGGCTCAGATTGGGCTACTGCAGTATCTAGTGCTTTAACTTATTCAGCAGGAACTTATACTAGTGGATGGAGGCTTCCAAATATTAGAGAGCTACAAAACCTACAAGATTGGACTACTTCCCGTTCATTTTATAACCGAGATTACGCACCTTTTAATACATTAGGCAGTTCAGATGTGCAATATTACGACTTATGGAGCTCTACCTCATTACCTGAAGCTCCTGGATGGTCAATATTATATTTAGAGGCAGAAATAGGATATACTCAATACACAGGAGCAACAAGTAGTAAGTCAGCAATTCCAGTAAGAACATTTACCGTAACAGGAACAACATTAACTTAATTTAAAAGTAAAAAAAATGGCAACTTATAACTTCCCACAATTTAATACCGAAATTGTTAGCCCTACAATTACAGTAGATGCAAACTCAATTTCAGTCCATGCTTTACGCAATGAGATTAGTTTGAGCGTAACACTTGAAACTGAAAACGCTAAACTTTACGGAGTAAAACTAAGAAATATTCCTGTGACTAATCTAAATTATGAAGGTGAAGCTAATCTAATGACCAGAGCACTGGAAGGGTTATCGCAATACATAGTTTAATGAAGACTCACCAATATACATGTGTATTACTAGCTATAACTGTCTTTCTTATATCTTCATGTGCAAACCCTTCAAAGATTCATCAAAGGGCGGTAAATCGAGGATATGAGCATAAGGATAAGATTATAACGATTAAGACAACCGACACCATAAAAGTAAACGGCAAAGATTCAATCGTTTTTAGAGATGTTAAAGTTCAATGTCCAGACTACGAAGCGCAACCAAAAAGATACGAGGTTCGATACGCTTACAAGATAAAGCGTGACACGTTACGATTAGTTAAATACCAAACAAAGTGGAGGGTAAAAGAGAACGTCAAAGTTCAAAGAATTAAAGATAAGGTTTCCTTTTGGCAGAAATTAAGGTATTTCATAATTGGTTTGATTGTAGGTTGGTTCGCTCGTGTTTTTTATAAAATATTTTATTAATCAAAATTAACATAACATGACAAACGTAAGGAATTATTCAGATGCTGACTTGATAAATTTGGCACGAAAAATAAACGGGTTCAAAGAAATACCGAAAGGATATTGGCTTTTGTTTGTTCGCTCAAACGAGGACGAGCCGAATAAGTATGACGATAAGTTATATTTCATGAATGGTTACAAGTGCCGAGCCGTTACTTCATGCACAACTAATTCTGGAACGTACGGATTATTAAATTACAAGAAATGGAATAGCAAAGGAACGGCGATAATAAAGTTCGATGAGTGGTATTATGACACCTACCAGTATGGGCTGCATAGAGGACGCATGGGCGCACTGAGACAAGTCAAAGCAATGAAGTACTACCGAGACGGGAATAAAGATCTTAAAAGCGATGAAAAGGGCAAAGTTTACGAAGAAATAGCGTACACAAATATTCATTTTAATAGCTACACAAATAAAAGCAAACTATTAACGTGGCTTATTGGCGGTTGGTCGGTTGGTTGTATGGTTATGAATGATGCTTATTTTTATTGGAATATTCTTATCCCTGCTTTTAAGGGTAAGAAGGATCTGATTTCGGTTTGTTGTATTAAAGAAAATTAATAAAAGAAATATTGTAGTATCTTTGTGGTGTTAAATCAAATTAAAATAAATTATTATGGTAAAATTATCAGAACAAGAGCTAGAGTCATTTAGAGAATTAGTAAATAATTTTAATGACACAAAAATGAAGCTTGCCGATACAGTTATGGCGCAAAGTTCATTGATGAAAGAGGTAGATGAATTGAAAAAAATATATGCTACAGAGGAATCATTACTTATTGAAAAATATGGAAAGGATTCGGTTATTAATATCCAAACAGGAGAAGTAAAAAATTCTGAATACGTAGAAAAATAAAAAGAAAATGGCAAAGATTAGCACATACCCATTAGATCAAACACCAAGTTTATTAGATAAAGTTATAGGAACTGACGGAGATAACTCTTTAGTAACAAATAATTATTTAATATCTGATATAGTTGGATTGACTCCAATACCTACAATAGATCAGGTGTTAATTTCTGGTAACTTGTCATCTCAAAATATTAGGCTGACTGGTCAAACTAGATCTGATGGCGAATTGGCTGTTAAAGGATCATTGACAGATGAGACTGGTTTACTTGGAACTAATGGTCAGGTATTGTCATCTACTGGGGCAAATGTGGAGTGGATTGATATTCCTACACAGCAAATAAATTTAAGTTCAGTATTAGATGCGTCATCTTTTGTTAATCAAGTACCATCTGGATTAGGAGTTACACTTCAAGTAGAGTTTGGAGCTGCTCAAGGTACTATTTCTGATCCTGTACAAATTAGTTCATCTGGAGTTATTACATTTAATCAAACTGGTACTTATTTTTTAAATACATTTTATAATGTTCAAAGACTAATCAATTCAGGTGGAACTAGTGTATTTATATATAGAACTCTATTGAATTCCTCACAGTACGGAGTAGTAAAGGGAGTTGATTTAACTAATATAGACGAAATGTTACCTATAGAGACATCTCAACTTATAGAGATTACATCCGCTGGAACTGTTTGCACTTTTGAAGTACAAAGAGATACACCTGGAGCAAACGATGGTAGTTTAGTTACTCATCCAACTTTTTCATGGTCAGCAGTGCCTTCAGCTTCAATTCAAATACAGAAAATAAACTAATATGGATATTAGAAAAATATCTATAGGACCAGATTACAAATCAGGTGCAATGCACTACATAGTGGGTCAAAAAGTACTTGGCTCATCTTATACTATACATTTGATAAAAATGGATATCAGTACAATGTATATAAAAATTTGGATTGAAAAAGATGACGAAATACTGTTGTGGAAAGAATTCACAGACACAGTACCAATATCTATAGAATACAATATAAATTTCTAGATTATGGAAGACCATAACGAAAAATATAACCTTAAGTGGTTAGAAATTGTAGAAATTAAGAAATCTTCAGCAAAAACTTTTGAAGAAGAATTAATGTATGCTGATGAAATACACAGAATTAAAATGAAATTAAATGGAGTCAAACCAACTGATTCAAATATAGATTGTATTGGTTGTGGCTCATAAATTAAATTATGAAATCACCATTTGACTTTATAGTCAAACCAGTTAACGGTAAGAGGTATAGTAATATCAAAAAAAATGGTAGCATAGATTTTATTGTTAGTACTTCAGAGGAGGATCATAAATTCTCAAATAGATATGCAGAGGTTATAGAGGTCCCACTTGGTTATACTGGCTCTATAAAACCTAGTGATATTCTTCTAGTTCACCATAATGTATTTAAGTTTTACAACGACATGAGGGGTAATCAAAGAAGTGGTAGAAGCTATTTTAAAGATGACTTATTTTTTGTTGATAGCGAGCAGTTCTTTATGTATTACGATGGGAAAAATTGGAATGCATATGATAGATATTGTTTTATTAAGCCTATTCCGCCAATTGATTCATATATATTTAAACCATTAAGTGAGGAACCTCTTATAGGTGAAATGAAGTACCCAAATGATTACTTAAAAAGTATGGGGGTTATGACAGGTGACTTGGTAACTTTTATGCCTGGAACTGAATATGAGTTTAATATTGATGGAGAGAAGCTTTACAGAATGTACGACCATCACATAAGTATGGTTATACCTAAATTATTTTGCGATGGATTCAAAGGAAATAAAGTTAAAGATAATTGAAGCTGGTCATAGGGCTGTTGAGCAATTAATAAAAGTTGCAAAGGAGTCTATTATAAAAATTGATCCAGAGGATGCGTTGTCGGCAGATAGACTTAAAAACGCAGCTGCTACAAAAAAACTTGCCATATTTGATGCATTTGAGATATTAAGTAGAATAGAGTCCGAGAAAGAGGCTATAGAGTCAGCATCGGGACCAATTAGTAAGACACATACGAAACAAGGATTTGCAGAACGAAGATCAAAATAGTTTATATATACAGCTTCAGGGCGTAATCCCTAATAGTGTTATATCAAGCAAGAATAAGGCTAAGTCTTGGGTATATGGATACGACAAGAAGTATGATGTTATTGTTATATCTAAGACTGGTGAGATTGGAGATATAATTTCAATACAGGGTCTTGTTATTGCGCTACCAAAGATATCAAAAGAATGTATTAAAAGAAGCTCAGTAAAAAAGGATCAGTATTGGGAAAGACATTTACTCCCTAATGAGTTATCAAAGATCCAGTCAATATTTCAGTGGAATGATAAGCCTTCAGAATTTAAGGATAGATGGGTTGATTATATAGAATCTGAATTCGACAGAAGAGATGAGGGGGTTTGGTTTATGAATAAAGGGGTTCAGACTTACATTACTGGTGCTCATTACATGTACTTACAGTGGTCTAGTATTGATATTGGATACCCAGATTATCGTGAAGCAAATAGAATTCTATATATATATTGGGAAGCTTGCAGAGCAGATAATAGATCATTTGGTATAGACTATTTGAAAATTAGACGTTCAGGGTTTTCGTTTATGAGTTCTTCTGAGTGTGCTAATATAGGAACTCTTGCTAAAGATGCAAGAGTTGGTATCCTATCAAAGACGGGTGCTGATGCTAAGAAAATGTTTACTGATAAGGTTGTTCCTATATCAAATAGACTTCCGTTCTTTTTTAAACCTATAAAGGATGGTATGGATAAGCCAAAGACTGAATTGGCGTTTAGAATTCCTGCATCAAAGATTACAAAAAAAAATATGTACAACCAAGAGGCTGATGATGTCGAGGGTCTTGATACAACAATAGATTGGAAAAATACAGATGATAATAGCTATGATGGTGAGAAATTATTACTACTGGTTCATGACGAAAGTGGTAAGTGGATTAAGCCAAATAATATTCTTAATAATTGGAGGGTAACAAAGACTTGTCTTCGTTTAGGTTCTAAAATTATTGGAAAGTGCATGATGGGTTCTACTTCTAATGCGTTATCAAAGGGTGGTGATAACTTTAAGAAGCTGTATGAGGATTCTAATATAGGTAATCGTAATATGAATGGTCAGACTAAAAGCGGTCTTTACTCGCTGTTTATTCCAATGGAATGGAATATGGAGGGATTTATTGATAGATATGGGATGCCTGTTCTGCGTAAAACCGAAAAACCTGTACTTGGCATCGATAATGAGATGATACATAATGGTGCTATTGATTATTGGGAAGCTGAGGTAGATTCATTGAAAAATGATTCTGATGCATTAAATGAATTCTATAGACAATTCCCTAGAACAGAGTCTCATGCATTTAGAGATGAAAGTAAGCTATCTCTGTTTAATCTAACAAAGATATATCAACAAATTGACTACAATGATTCATTGATAAAGGACCACCACGTAACTAGAGGTTCTTTTTCTTGGAAGGATGGCGTAAAAGACACCAAGGTCATATTTAGCCCGAATAACAGTGGAAGGTTTTATATAGGCTGGAATCCAAAAGCACACATGCAAAATAATATTGTAGTTAAGAACGGAGTTAAGTTTCCAGGTAATGATCACTTAGGTGCGTTCGGTTGCGACAGTTATGACATATCAGGTGTAGTAGGGGGTGGTGGTTCTAATGGAGCACTGCATGGACTAACTACGTACCATATGGATGAAGCTCCAGTTAATACTTTTTTTTTAGAATATATAGCTAGACCACAGACTGCTGAAATATTTTATGAGGATGTATTAATGGCTTGTGTGTTTTATGGCATGCCAATACTTATTGAAAATAACAAACCTAGACTTCTTTACCATTTCAAAAATAGGGGATATAGGGGTTTCTGTATGAATAGACCAGATAAGCATTACACAAATTTATCTAAAACAGAGAAAGAGCTAGGCGGTATACCTAACTCAAGTGAAGACATAAAGCAAGCTCACGCATCAGCTATTGAATCATACATAGAAAAATATGTAGGCATGGATAATGATGGAACGTATAGAGATTCTGAAGATATGGGTGATATGATATTTACTAGAACATTAGAAGACTGGGCTAAGTTTGATATTTCAGACAGAACAAAGCATGATGCATCTATTAGTTCTGGATTAGCTATAATGGCTACGCAAAAAAATCTTTATCTACCACAACAAAAAAAACAATCAAAAATAAAGATTAACTTTGCAAGGTATAGTAATAAAGGAACAATAAGCGA